TGCTTATGGTATATCGGATCGGTCAGGTCGCCGTTACCGTCTTCGTGAGATGAAGACAGAGTGGACGGGTGCCAAGGTCGGTCCTGATGAGTTTGAGACTAAGCATCCACAGTTATTTCCACCAAGAGCGTTTCCAGATCCACAAGCTTTACGCGGTCCTAGACCTGAGTCGGAGCTACCAGAGCAGAGAGCTATCCAACACGGATACAATCCTGTTGGTTTTAGAGACATACCGGGGCTAACGCCACCAAACAATTTAACTGCTCTTGGGGAAGTCGGAACTGTTACAATAACTATTTCTGACACAGGTAATGAATCAGCTAATCCCACAGGGGTTTCTGCGACAGGACAAGTTGGTTCTGTTTCTTTTGCACCAAGGTTTGATAGCACATCTGTAACATTAGACTCTACCACAGACACATTTGACGAGGGATAGAACATGGCTAAACAAGCAGTAGGGATAGGAAGTAGCGCAAATGATGGCAGTGGGGATACTCTTCGCTCTGGTGCTACTAAGATAAATGCGAACTTCACTGAAGTATATGCAGCCCTTGGAAACGGCACCACTCTTACAGATATAATAGATTCCAATGGCCTTATAGATGTAAGCTCTGGTGCAAACAAGATTGTGTTTTACTATGCCAATCTAAGTGATCTTCCAAGTGCGTCTTCATATCATGGCGCGGTAGCTCACGTTCATGCAACAGGAGGATTTTATTTTGCACACGGTGGAGCATGGATTCGTTTAAATGATGAGACAACTGGCCCTGTAACTAAATACACCGCAGGAACAAGCGGGTCATCTGCATATACCTTTACTGGCCCTGGAGCTACTGCGGGTAACAATCCAAACTTTACTTTTTACAAGGGTCATACTTATCTAATAGACAATACCGCTAATGTAGGTAGTCATCCTTTGCAGATAAGAACATCTAACGGTGGTTCTGCTTTTACAACAGGTGTAACTGATAATTATAATTCAACAACAGGACTGACACAATTTATTGTGCCGCATGAACCAAGTGATACTTCTCTAGTATATCAATGTACTAATCATAGTGCTATGGTAGGAAACATAACAATAGTGTGATGACATGAGCTTTACATACGATCAACTTAAAACAGCTATCCAAGATTATACGGAAAATGATGAGACTTCTTTCGTAAACAATATTCCATTGTTTATACGTCAAGCGGAAGAACGAATACTAAAGAACGTGCAGCTTAGTTTGTTTCGCAAAAATGCAACAGCGTCATGCACGGCTAGTAATAAATTTTTAGCCTGTCCTAGTGATTTTTTAGCTCCGTTCTCTCTTAGTCTTGCAGGGACAGATGGAGACAAGTTTTTTATAGATTTCAAAGATCCTAGCTTTGTACAGACTTATACTCCAGATGCTACAACTACGGGATCCCCTCGATATTACGCGGTTTTCGATGTGGACAACTTCATATTAGCTCCAACTCCAAACACTACATTTACCGCAGAGCTTCATTACTTTTATCGCCCTGCAAGTCTAACCGCCGGATCTGGTAGTGGAACATCTTGGTTGAGTGAAAACGCTGAAATGGCTATGTTGTATGGATCATTGATAGAAGCGTATATATACATGAAGGGTGAGCAGGATGTCATGGGTATGTATGCCGGAAGGTTTCAAGAAGCAATTACTGGTGTAAAAATGCTTGGAGAAGCAAAAGAAACAACAGACGAATATCGCACAGGAAAAGTAATTAGGGCAAAAACATAATGTTTAAAATAGATATAAGCGTACCAAAGGATGAACCTGTGGTTGGAGTTAGAACCACAGAAAACAGGGGCTTTACTCCTGAAGAATTATCTGAACAATGCGTTGAAAAAATTATTTCGGTTTCGGATTCTGCTCACCCAGGCATACGGGACCAAGCTCGTGCTTTCTCAAAGCATGTTGAGAAGCTTGTTGCATATTATATGAGACAGGCTATTCGTAGTGACCGCACAACCGTGTATAACGCAATTAAAGATGCGGGTCATCCCCAACTGGCTGAACTTATAAGGAGACTTTGACATGGCCTTTACTGGAAACGCAATGTGTACCTCTTTCAAAAAAGAACTTTTGGAAGGAAAACACGATTTTACTAATGGGCAGGACGTTTACAAACTTGCTTTATATACTAACAGTGCTTCGTTCACTGCTGCCACTACAGCATATACTTCATCAAACGAAGTGAGTAACTCTGGTTCGTATGCTGCGGGTGGTGGAGCGTTGACAAACGTAACACCTACAACTTCTGGAACAACTGCTCTTACAGACTTTGCGGATAAGACATATACTTCTGCAACAATTACTGCTCGTGGTGCGTTGATCTACAACACTCAAACTGCGGGTGGTTCTAACACAACGAACACAGTGGTTGTGTTAGACTTTGGATCAGATAAGTCTTCTACATCTGGCGACTTTCAGATTGTTTTTCCAACGGCTGACGCATCTAACGCGATTATCCGTATAGCGTAAGGAAGCTTTCCCGTGACTAACATCACAGGTTGGGGACGTGGAACATGGGGCGAGGGCGCTTGGAATGAAGCGGTCCCTGTTCGTGTGGGACACACCATCAACGGTTGGGGTGAATTAGGTTTCGGGAACACAGCTTGGGGTGGTGAAAAATCTACTTTTGCCGCAATGCAGGGTCAAGTTGGCACTGCTACCAAAAGAGATGATATCAATGTTCCAACCACAGGACTACAGGCTACAGGATCTGTTGGGTCTGTAACTGCACAAGGTAATAATAGTATTACTGCTGTGGGGCTTGAAGCCACAGGATCTGTTGGAACAGTAAGTCTTAAAACCGATCAAAACAATATACTGGTTACTGGCGTATCTGCCACGGGTGTCGTTGATACAGCAACCGTTGTTCAAGGCGGGGGTGTTGATGTTCGTCTTCTTCGCTCTCCTTGGGGTCTAGGTGGTTTTGGAGACGGTGCTTGGAGCGGCATTGTTGATCTGACAATGACAGGATCTGTTGGCTCCATAAGCTTTAATGGTGCCGTAGATGTAAATGTCACTGGAATTGCAGCCACTGGAGAAGTAGGCAGCTTAACGATCATTGACGGTGATGGGGTAATTGTATCTCTCACGGGTATCGCGGCTACTGGAGCAGTGGGCACTGCCTCCGTTATTGGTGATGCTGACAATATACCCACCACGGGTATTGCAGCTACAGGGTCGGTTGGAGCGGTAACTCTAAACACATTCCAAAGAGTTCCTGTGTTCGCAGGAGATATGACTGCAACAGGTCAAGTTGGTAGCGTAACAATTGTTGCTCCTGCCTCTGTATCTGTTACAGGTATTAGCACTAGCGCAACTGTAGGATCTGTGTTAGTTTACGATAATATAATTCCTGCTCCAGGGACGAGTTGGACAGGTGTTTCTCCGAATCCTAATAGTACATGGACGGAGGAGCAGCCTAATCCAAACACAACTTGGACAGAAATAGCAGCGTAAAGGTAGGGAAAAATGGCAACCTATACAACAAACAGCGGCATTAAGAAGATTGCCACAGGTGACGAATCTGGAACGTGGGGTACGTCAACTAATACAAACTTCGATATCATTGACCGTATTGCGGCGGGTGTTGGAGACATTACACTCTCAGGGACAACGCACACGTTGACTACATCGGATGGTTCTGCATCAGACGGTCAGTATCATGTTCTTGTATTAGGTGGCTCACCTTCTGGCACAAATACGATTACAATTAGCCCAAATGATGTGAAACGGCTATACCTTGTAAAGAACAACTCAGGTCAGACAGCTACATTCTCTCAAGGATCTGGTGCTAATGTAAGCGTAACAAATGGCAAGTCTGCGATTATATACGCTGATGGCGCAGGATCTGGCGCAGCGGTGGTAGATCTTACATCTACGTTTGCTTCTGTACCTGTTACAGGCGGCTTACTAGCTGCAAACAATTTATCAGATGTTGCGAATGCAGGAACATCTAGATCGAACTTAGGGCTTGCAATAGGCACAAACGTGTTGGCTTATGACGCAAACCTACAGGCTTTTGTAACGGCTCTTACCCTACCTACGTCCGATGGGACAAACGGGCAAGCGTTGGTTACAAATGGTAGTGGTACTGTTAGTTTTGGCAGTGCCGGAATTGGAACTGGTAAGGCCATAGCTATGGCTATTGTTTTTGGTTAAAGGAGGCTAAGATATGGCTGCACCGAACATTGTAAATGTAAGCTCAATACTAGGAAAAACCGCA